TTAATCTCTGTTCTTGATGTTGTTAAGCGATACAAGCTTGTCTACTGTTGTGTTGTACTTGTAAGCTATGTAGCTGAGTGTGTCACCACTCTTAACTGTATAATAAACCTTATCAGACTTTACTGTTGCGGTTGTACCGACTTTAGCAGTGTAATCTAAGCATATCCAACCGCCGTACTTGCCAACATAGCCCCAGTTTGCAAGCCAGATGTCGTACTTATTTATCAGCTTGTCTTTATGCAAATAATTGCATAGCCAATTCGGGTTGTAATAGAGCATTGGACGATAGCCAGCAGACTTGATTCTATCGCAGAAGGCAATAACAATGCTTGTAAGAGTGTCTTTGCCAAGATGAGTTTGCGAGATTAGTTGCTCCAAGCGTCAATATCCTTTTCAGCAATCTGGTTATTCTTTTCCACTATTTCTTTATTCTTTTCGGCAATCTCAGACTCATAAGTACTTACTTACACTTTATAATTTTCAATCTATTTTTTTACATTCTTCTAATTCTTTCCTTTCGCTTTCTAAATCGGCAATTCTATGATTAATAATTTTAAGTTGTTCTTCTTGCACACTTGTTTTTTCTTCGAGGTGATACATTCGCTCAACTAAATTATTATGTTTATCTACTTTCTTTTCTAATTCACTTATACGATAGGTTGTTAATTTATTACCTGCTAAAATACCGCCAAAAGTACCGATAAGTGCCAATCCACCAGAAATAAGTGCAGAAATCACGCTTGAATCCGTATCCATCACTCCTTGATTTTAATCAATGTATTGCTATCAATAGCGAAGTAGGATTGGTTCCTGAACTTTTTATAGTTCCAGTTTTTATCATACCTGCGTCAATACTTCCGGAGGAAATTTGACCAGCGTCAAGAGTGCCTGTCTTAATGGCATTTTCATTTAATGTACCAGCAATAATGGTATTACCATTTAATGTATTTGCTTTTATAGTATCTCCATCAAGAGTACCTGTTTTAATAGCTTCGCCACTCAGCGTGTCTGCTTTTATAGTATTACAATTTAAAGTGCCTGACTTAATGAGATTTGCGTTTAAAGTTCCTGCATTTATCCAATCGGCAACTATGCCCTCTGTTGCAAGGATTTTTAAAACAGCATTTCCGTTTTTATCAACTCCTGCTATATATGTTTTACCGCCGTCAGATGATATAAAAATACCGTCAACAGTCTTTTTCCATATTGTTTTGCTATCGGATAAATTCTCTTTATCGTGCATATAACAAATAATTGAGCCGTCGTCTTGAGTTTCTATGGTTTCATAATATCCCATAGCATTTGTTGCAAGCTGATTCATCTGCTGCACTCTGATGTCATACTCGGATATTTGCATTTCCGCTTGCTTCTTAGCCATAGCGATTATTGTAGCCGACTGACTTCCTCCGGCACGATTCTTTTCGTTGAATGTTTCTGCGTCACAAGCTATCTGCATTTTATTGTCAATGTTAAAAGTAACGCTTGTAATATATGCTTGTAAGCATTTCCGCTGTAATCATATATGGTAGCAATATCTCCCGCCTCTATTGACAGGTCGGAGAAGACCTCCCCTTCAAAAGGCGTTATAGTTTTCTCAAGGATATTATCAGAAAAAGCGGTGGCAAGCGAATTTACAGAGCCCTGTACAAGCGTCGCTGAATATCGACAAAAGCATTTGTGGGAATCTCAAGCTTGAATTATAAGGTTTATCAAACTTAGACATTGCGTCATAAGCCACAATAGAAACAAAGTTCTCATTTTCAGTAATTTCCTCTGTGTAATAAATACCTTTTTTTATCCATTCTGTCTTTGTTGTGCCGTCGTATTTTTGCTCAATTACTAAGCCTATCCTGACATCAAACTTTGCATTTGAAAAATCTATATCAGAAAGCTGCTTATTACTGTTGTCAAGTTCGAGTACAAGCTCTTTGATGATGGCACAGCCTACATCAAAACTGCCCTCATTAGATGTTGCGTCATTGATTTTTAAGCCGTTCTGCATTATGTCGCTATCGGTAAATATTTTTTGTGTGTTATCTGGAAAAGTACATATAACCTTTGCTTTAAAAGTTCTGCCTGACTGCTTAACCAACTCTTTATATTCTGATGATGTATTTTGCAACTATGACACCTCACATTTCTATAAAACTGCACGATACATTCGTAACTCTTTGGATTGATGAAACCCAAAGGCTGTAATTTGCTGACATATCACCCGTATAAAATCGCCCAGTCATATATCCACCCGACATTATGTCTGGATATGTAAGCATTACAACTGCACCATTGTTTTTGCAAAAATTTGCAAGCTTAGAAGCCTCTACCCACGAAAGCATAGTCCAAGTGAAGCTTAGAGTGCGTTTCTGTGCAATAATATCCTTTGACATTGAACCGTCACGAGTAGAGCGACCACTCTCATCACTTGATAAGTCAGATAACTGCCAAGTACAACCTGTCGGAGAACTCATTTCAATACCGTTTATTTTAAACATTCAAAGCACCTCAATAACGCCTATTTTTTCTCTTACGAACCTTAACAATTTTTCTTTCTATAAGCTCGCTATCAAGATATGTATTGTTTACATACTGCGTTTCTTCGCTGTTGAGCAAATCATATATTTTCTGCAACATTCTAATAACCCTTTCATCACAAACAGTTGTTTGTTGAGTTTCTGCTATCATACCTTTCAACTTAGACAATGGCGAAATAACCTCCGGGTCGCTTGAAGCGTTGGGGTTATCACCGACCATAGCTAAAGTCGGAGCAGTCGCCAAGCCACCTTTGGCGAGCTTAGGTATTAGGGGTGGTTCTGCTGGCATTGAAAAGCTCCAATCCTGGCCAAAGAGGCTACCTAATGCACCTGAAATGCCACCTATCGAATCGACAATGCCTTTAACGGCGTAATATATACCAGACCATAGCATATTTATTCCGTCAATAATGAGATTAATTATTAATTTGATTATCGACCAAATACCATCCCAAATGCCCTTAAAGAAATCAGAAATACCTTTCCAAGCCTTTTCCCAATCTCCTGTAAATACTCCCGATATAAAGTCTATCAATCCACCTAATGCGTCTAATATTCCACCTATAACACCGCCTATAACACTAAAGCAATCTTTGCAGACTTCTCCTATTACATTAAATACTGTTTTAAAAACAGGGCCTAAAACTTTAACAATCCAATCACACAAAGGTTTTAAAAGTTTCTCCCATAGTGGATAAATAATTTCATTCCAAAGCTTTGTAATTACAGCGATTAGTTTATCGAAAATAGGCTTAAGGCAGTCACTCCACAAAGAGTTTGCAAAAGCATAAATACTCGTTCCTATGCCTTGCAAGCGTGACTGAACTATACCGCTTGAATCTGCAACTCTTTTCATAGCCGCTTCGGCGCTTCCTTGTAAATCTCCGAAAGTCTGCGAAAGCTGAGAGTTTGCGGCATTAACGCTTGCCGCTGATTCAACGCAATCTTTACCGAACTTTATTACTGCCGCCGCACTGAAAGCTGCCGCAGCTGCACCTGCTATCTTCTTAAAAGCTCCACTAAAAGAGCTTTTCATAGATTTAGCCGCATTATCAGCAGTCTTGTTTAAGTTTTTTAACGACTTTCTGAATTTACCTGAATCAAGATTCAGCTCAAGAGCTATCTGACCTACTATATCACTCAATATAATTCCTCCTTTCGCCTAAAAATTGCAAAATAAAAGCGCACACCATTTCTGATGTACGCTTTTATTTTTTGCGTGTGAATTTTAAAAATTCCATATACTTACTTTTTTACAGGCAAGCCGTTCCCGTCTTTGAATGTACCACTTAAAACTTTAATTATGTCATAAATATAACCAAAGAAAAAGCCTCCACAGGTAAGTAGCCAGATAAAACCTGAACCAATTTTCCCAACATAAAAACGATGTATACCAAAAAAGCCGAGTGCGATAGCAAGTATTAAAGTTAGCTTTTTACTTTTCGGACTGCACGCAACACCTCTTACAGCATAACCAACATTATTTCGATTTGATACAGCATTTTCATTGCTTATAATATTCTGAACAATAATTGTTGGTTGACCTCCGCTGTTGTTTTGTGTTGGATACTCAAGCTCAGTTCTGCAATAAGGGCAAAGACGATATTCACTTCCAACTTCTGCACCACAATGTTTACATTGCATTTCACACAACCTCCTGAGAATTTTGTAATTATTTGTCAAAATATTACCATAAATCACAAAATTTTTCAAGAGTTTTGTCAAATATTTTATTTAGCCACTGATATAAACATCTGTTTGAATTGCTCAAGAGCCATAGCCGAATCCTGTTGAGTAACTTGCTTTGCTCTGCGGTTTCGCCAATCTGAACGGATTTTCTTTTGATGTGAAGTGAAGTACTTTAGCCTTTCTGGGTCGTTTTCTGCTCGTATCTGCACAATTCTGCCAAGTGGTGAATCAGCACTCAAGCCACGCAGAAGCGAGCAAAATTCTTCCCATTTCATATGTTTGAAGTCCTCTGAATATATCCTGACCCCATACTCCGACAAAAACGAGGAAACTATTAAATCAAAGTCCTCTATTATGTCGTAGCAAGGGTCGCTGTTTCCCCCGGCTCTTCACCGCCTGCGACAAGCTCAACCGCTGATTGTACAAGAGTTGTGAAGTCCTCAAAATTAAGCTTTAACTTCTTGAGCTTCTGCATTTCTGCTTCATCAAAGAGAATATTGCACATATCGCTTATAGTTTCAGGTGTGACATTGCCGTTCAATTTTGGCAGAATTTCAAGAAGTGCTACTGCCTCATCATTCACTGTCAAAACTGTATCCTTGATTTTAATTTGTGGTTTCTGCTCAAAATTGAGCTTACCAGAGTAGTAATAATCAGCAATATTAAACCCTTTAAGCCAATTTCGTATATCAGCTAAATAAATCATCTCATTAACCCTCTCATAATTTTTGTAAAGGTTTTATTACAGAAATCCTTGTGCTTTCCACCTTTCTGCCAATCCTCGAACCAGTGAGCCTTTGCGTTTGGATTCTCATTTTTTTGAAATTGTATTCAGGGTGATAGTAAAAGCGGCGAGCATAAGGTGTTGAAGACACAATAGAAACTTTGCCTTGATTACTTTTTGATGTATCAACAAAAGTGCTTTCGTTCTGCAGTGCTCCTGTGTCTCTTGGAATAACCTGTGCTTGAACTACCTCCGTATGGAGTGCTTCTGCCGTCTGCTCAAGAGCTGCCTGTGCTTTTGCTGTAATAGCTTTTATTGCTGTTTGATTTATCTTAATTTTTGATGTGACTTTCATATGAAGTTCCTTTTTAACATAAGAAAAGCACCTTGATTTCTCAAAGTGCTTAATCTTAAAATAAATCGCTATGTGTGCCTGTTCTGCAAAGATAAAGTATAAGCTCGTCACCGTCATACTCATAAATAAGCAGCCAATCTGGTTCTAAGTGGCATTCATGTTTTCCTTTATAATCTCCTATAAGAATATGGTCACTATACTTTATGGGCAATGTTTCACCATTTGCAAGCATATTAACAACACTTTTCAAAACATATATATTCTTATGCTGTTTCTGTGCTTTCTTATAGTCCTTCTTGAATTGGCTCGTGAATTTAACTATATATTTCATTTATCCAAATCCTCAAATAATTCATCAATATCAGTATATCCTTTATATAATTCTGGGTGTTTTTTCATCTTCTCAACTTCAGCAAATGCAGCCTCTGTTTCAGAATTATATTTGCGAATTACAAAAGGTATACCATTAAATTCTATTGCCTGTTGGATAAAAAGGTTTATTGCGGTACTCATATCCATTCCAAGTGAAGAAAACAATTCTTGAGCTTTTGCTTTTTTCTCTGCATCGATTCTAATATTTATATTTGACATAGCCATAATATCATCCTCCTTGATATTATATTATCACATTGTTAATACATTGTCAATACAGATAATATAATTATATCAAGTCCAATCTCGTATAATTTACTGTGCCGTCAGGATTTCGAGCTTTTTCGCCTTGATAGATTTTCCGCTTAACTCCATTCACAATAACCTCGCCATTTGAAAGCGTCGATAATTCAGGGGCAATATCACCGATAAAATAAGCCTGTGCAGATAACTGCACAAGCTGTTTATCGGCTGTAAGAACGGTTTTAGCCTTGTCTTGATAATTGCATAAGGCATTGATTTCAAGAGCTTTTAGCGGTTCTCCGTCCTCACTTAAACCCTCTTGATATACTGTAATCGTAATCGGCGTAGTACATACAGATTTAAGCACCAAGCAAGGATATTTCATCTCAGCACCTCACAGCACAAGCCTGTTGACATCAGCCTGCTATAAGTAATCTGACGAACTATACAGCCATCCTTAACGCAAACACCTGTATTATAATCAAACTGCATTGATACGCCGTTTATGCCGTAAGATTTAAGCACTGTATCGAGCATATCTGCATATTCATCATAGAACTGCACAATCTCGCAACAGCACTCTGTTATGGTTTCCTGTTGATAATCCGTTAAATTATCAAAACCCTTTCCTATGATTCTGTTATAGGTCAAAGTATCAATTATTCTGCTTGCTTTACGGACAAGATTATCAAAGCTTTCAGGCACTACCGTATAATACTTTAGATAATCTGCTTCCGTTGCATAATTCTGCATAAATCATCACTCCACATAAGAACAGTAGATACCTGCAAGCTTGTTTTCATAGCAATGTGCATAAAGGTTATTGTTGCGGTACTTAAATACATGGCTGTCGCCCTGCTGGTCCTGGTCTGGGGAGAAATACTTGATGTACTGGTCGATAGCACAAACCGCTGCAGACTTTTCAACGCAGAGGAAGTTTACATTCTTGCCAACGCCAACAAGCTCATAATAGGTATTCAAAGCAGATTTTGTAGGAGAAGAAACCTCTGAATAAATGCCATCACTTTCAGTGTAATACTTCTTGTCCTTTACAATGTCTGTGTCTTTAGTTTTTACATACTGACCCTCGGATTTCTTGTAACCGTAATTTGTAGTACCGTCATTAAGAGTTATTGCAGTATACATTCTTGTTTGTGGCACTTCAATTATGTTTGAGAACTTAGAAAGAACTGCTCTTGACTGTGTTGTATCAAGGTCATCAATGCTTGCTCTAAGTGTCGGTGTGATGAAGAGTATACGGCTTTCTGTTGGTACTTCTAATTCGTCCATTGTGTTTGAGCAAGCGCGCAAAGCACTGACAACTTCCGAACCATTCGAAAGCTTTTCTGCCTTTGTTGTAATGCCCTCTTTACTGCAAATCTTTGCAATTCTTGCGGCGTCTGTTTCAGGTACAACCTTAGTACGGATAAATTCGCCTGAAAGCTTTGCAAATGGGGTTTCGAGAGCCTCATCGTTATCAAGTCGGTCAATTCTCAAATCCTGAGAACGCTCCTTGTCATACTTAATGGTTTCCCACACAAAAGATGTAGAACCCTTTGTATAACCATCGTTGCGGCTGAAATCACCAAGTCCGTCCATATCAAGCTTGGCAATCTTTATTTCGCCATTACTGCCCTTTTTTACTGTTACCTCATCGCCCTCAAGGATTGAAGTTTTACTTGCTTCCTTATAAACCTCGTCAAGCAAAGGGAGATATTTTGTTGCTAATTCAATATTATTCATAAAATTTCCTGCCTTTCTTAATTTTTAAGTCCGAACGCTTTTCTAAGCATAGCGTTCTGTTTTTCTTTGTCTTCGCTGTTATCGCCGTCAGCACCGATTTTCTGAAAACCGCCCTTTGATGTTTCGCCTTTAAGCTGTGGAACATCTTCAAGGACCTTGCTTACAGCTGATTTCAGTTTTTCATCATTGATTTTTCCACTTTCATCAGTAACGCCCGAAAAATCAGCCAATTTCAAAATATACGGTACCGTATCGGCTGAAATACCAAGCTTGAAAGCAGTAAGCGTTGCTTGCTGATTAAGTCTTGCGGTCAGCTCTGACTGCTTGTACTGCTCAATTTGAGCCTGCATAGCACTAACATCAGGCTTATTCTTTTCCCTGTTTGTTTTATAGGTGTTTATCGCCTGTGTTATTTCCTCCTCGGTCATTCCCTGCTGTGCAAAGTATGACTTCAAGGCGGCATTGCTTGCTCTCTGTTCTCTCGCCTGTACCATACTGTCAAGCTGTTCCTGTGTATAAGTTGTTTGTGTTCCACCTTTGGCAGCGTTACCTTCTCCGCCCGTATTATTCTGCTGAGCGTTAGCAGTCTGTTGTGTTTCCTGCTGTTCTGACATAATATTCTCCTCCGTTTTATGCCCGTCGGCTTATTCCTCAGCTTTTAATGCCGTCAGAGTTTTGGGCATTAAAAAAGCACCTTGATTTCTCAAAGTGCTTAGTTTCTTTTTATGAAGCGTTCTTCGATAAATTCTCGGAAGTCCATTGTTTCACCTGCTTTCGTTAGTGCTTAAAATGCTGTATTAATCCGATTACTGCTAAAACAAGCAATAATAAAGCTGATATAATCATTCCTGTTATCTTTAAGCCTAAATAAAATTCAAACAAATAAATCACCTACTTTTGGGCATAGAAAAACCGCCCTCAAGGAGCGGTTAAATTCTTAATAATTAATGTGCAACATATGCCTACCCGTTCTTCGATAATATTCTTCATCGGCTTTTTTAGCTTCCATTTTAATTTTTTCAGGTGCATCTTCTCTGATACCACGATAACCGTCATCGTTCAACTCAGTTGCCCATTTCATAAATTTATCAAATTTATCTGTCATATTAATCAACTCCTAAAATAATATTTATAACCTTTTTAGCCACAGTTCTTGCTTTTTTTGTCATACTTTCAGCAATACATTCTGAAATGAATTCATCTATATTTTTATTGGCATATATTGAAATCGATTTAGAATCAACACTTTTCATAATATTCAATATTTTCTGTCTTTTTTCTTTCCACAATGGATCGTTTTTTGCGTGTTCGGCTTGTATGGCATGGCCTATTTCATGTCTAAATGTGTGCATAGGGTGAGAAGATGACCATTTACCAGCTTTTTTCATTTCGACAGCCTTTTGTGCGTGTATCTTCAAACAATCCTTTTTGTCGGCTGATTTTATAACCAATATACCTGAATGGTCATAAAAAGCTCCATACTCACCACTTCCATCAATCAAAGGTTCAACTCTGCTGATAGTTGATATATTGCCAAATTTTGAGGACATAGCTGTAAATTCAGCGTCAAAAGCCTCTCTTACGCTTTCCTTTACCCTTGGTGAATATTCATACTTTATTATATCACTTTTAACAGCTTTTTCAATACTTTTTTCAGAATTTATTACACTTTCGGATAAATTATTATCAATATCAGGGTCAGATATTCTATGTGCCTTTTCCCTCCACTTTTCAGCCCTTGCATCATAAGCTCTTTTATTATCTTTATCGATGGAAAACTTAGACATACGCTCCATTCGCTCAGCTTCGTTCTGAGCGTAGTTTTGCTTCTGGGCGTTGTTATATCTCTCTGCAAGTTCGTCAAGCTCATCGGCGGTGTATTGGCTGTTTTCTGGCGGTGTGCTTATGCCCTCAAAATATGTAGTGTGTGCGTCCCTGCAATTCGGGTGATACAAGCCCTTTTTAATAGCCTCTGACAAAAGCGGATATTTAACGCCCGTAACGGGAGATATGCCGTTCTTGGGTCCTCCACTCCACACATCATCAATGAACACTATGCCAACGAAAGGAGCACACAACGGACAAGGGTTTCCACGCTTGTTAAGAATGACGGTATATATTCCCCATTCCTGTCGCTTAGCCCCCTCGCCTTGAAGATACGCTCTTTTATTCGCCGTTCTCAGTGCCATTTCTGCATAGGACTTGATATTTACTCGCCTACCGTTTCGGTACTGTATGCAGTTGATACCAGCTGAAAGAAAGTCCTTTGTCGCCATATCAACAGCCTTTGCATAAGTTCCCGCACCAGTATTTGCCATTACCTGAGCATTGAATATAATCTTGCGGTATCGGTCATTAGCCATTCTTAAAACAGCAATTTCAGCTTTTTCCATATCGTGAGTAGTTGCTTTAATCAAAGAATTAAGCTTTCTTTCGTTCGTCTTGAAAAATTTTCCTGTTGTTTCAGCCACACCAGTAAATGCTGGCTTGTTTTTGCCTTTGCCTTTGAAACCACGCTTTATAGCTTGTAAAATCTGTCGTTCCTGCTTAGTGCCACCGTCGTTATAGGAATCCCGCAAGGCTCTGCTGATATGCTCATTTATAGAATTATACTGCACTGTAAATCTCTTGCTATTCTTCCTCTTATAAACTTCAAGTGCCTTGAGCTGTTCTACCTGCCATTGTGACCATTCTATGCCGAGCTTTGATTCTTCGGCCCTATGGCGGCTTAAATTCCTAAACATTGAGGCTATAAGCTCATTTTCGATTTCTTCAAAAGCCTTACCAATATCGTAATCAGACATTTTTTTAAATCTCCAAATCATCAGCCATAGACGAGCTATCCATATTCTGCACGCCCTGTTCAGCTTTCAGCCTTGCGACTTCCTGTTCTTTCCATTCAGAATCTTTGCTGTCACCATAAAGCTCCTCAACACAGCTTTCAGTACTCATAATACCGCCCTGCTTTGCCTTAGTTACTGTTTCAACAACAGCTTCAAAACTTGGGTTAGCATATTCTCCAAAGTTTATAGCAACAGTCGGAGGAATAATATCAAGCTCATGCCATATCTGATAACCACAGATAACAGCTTTTACAAGCTCCGGCATAAATTCTTCCACAAGCTGTACAAGGTTTCCTCTGGTATATAGAGTAGTTTTTTCTTTTTCTCTCTGTGCTTCGGCATTGTCCATCTTTTTGACATCAATGCCGAGCGTTGACGGTGAAATTATACCTTGCAAGCATAAGTCAAGGGCGGTTATGTATGTTTGCAAGTAGCTTTCGTGTGGGATATTAGGCTGGTCGAGAGTGATTTTATTACAGCCTGTTTCAGACATATCGTTATTTGTTGAAATATATCTGTTATCAAAGGCATTAGGTTTAATAATCATACCAGTATCAGGATTTCGAGGTAACAGACATTCAGGAATATAGCTCTTTGAACGAGATGCCCTGAGTGCGTCCATCCACTGTGACCATGCTTCGTCGAGTGCATCGAAATCATCTGTCTTGCCGTCAAATATATTGCTTCCTCTGCCCTTATACTGTTCACTGTCACCGAATATACAAGGCACAGCAAGCATAATGCTTTCGTCAAAGGCGACACCCTTGCCGTCAATCCATTTCGTTTGTTCTATTGAATTAGGCGGTATCTCATCGCCATTTTCTCTATACAGACGGTATTTTATATAACCGTAGCCATAATGCTCTTTGAGCGAGTATTTTTCTTTGTTGTCGATATAGCCCGCCTTAATCGCACTCTGAACGATGTTACCGCTCTGCACATAATATTCGGAAAACTTCTTTTGTCTTGCGTTTAATTTGTCTTTCACGGTGTCACCGTCCTTTCGTAAAATAAGCAAAAGAAAAGACAGCACATTTCTGTACTGTCTTGTAACGCAGGTTTCCGGAGTTGCACCGGAATCTGTAAAAACTGTTTTCCTATTTAAACTATCCCCTGTGTCAATATCATTATATCAATTAATTTTTATATATTCAAGTGTTTTCTCTTTGTTTCCCATTTTTTAAACAGTTCATTCACATAGGACTGTTCTTTATCGGTCAACTGTCTATCGCCCATTTCGTTATCTTAATATCCTAAATGAGCGTGGGGCATAATTCCATTGTGAGGTCTGCCTTTAACATCAATTTGTTTTACTCGTTCACCATAAGTATCATAAAAAGTAATATGTTTTATATCGCCATTTTTATCAATTGTAGCATAAACCCTGTTCTTGGTGATTGTTTCCATAGGCGCTGTTACAGAACCATTGCCATTTATACGAACAACTTTTATTTCGCCAAACTGTGCAACTGCTTTATATTCCGTACCGTACTTCTTGCCCTTATCACTTATACCGCTTGAAGAGCCTCTTCCACCCATTATTTTGACCTCATAAATTTTTTCTGAAACGATTTTATATTGATAATATTTCCTGCACATTCTTCGGGAACCTTGCCGTAGAAGATAATTGTTTCAGGCTGTAAATGTTTCATCATTTCGTTGTAGCCTTTCAAAAATAACTCTTTTGCCGTTTTATTATTCTGAGTTCCAATGCTTGAAACAGCAACTGTGCTGTGCTTTGGTTCTCCGTCAAAACACCATTCAAAACTCTTTTCATCACTCCAACATATCGTGGGGATTACCTCAATGCCATACATCTGCCAATATACCGCAAGCCAATGTTTGCGATAATGATTATAAATTTGCAATGCTTGCGGATAATCTAAATAAAGGCTGAAATCAGGCGATAATACACAATTAAATTTTTTAAGCAAATCTATGTATCTTTCAGGATTATTCCATAATCTCATAAACTAATAATCATTGAGAAAGAAATGAATACCACAATCTGTTTTCTTGCTACTCATCAGCCGTTTAGGACGCTCCACAAAAGACTTGCTGAACATCATTGACACCCTCACCGAAAAGGGTGTCACTACTCATCAGCCACAAGGAGAATATCGACACCGACACGCCTACGGGCAAATTCATGTTGACCGTGTTCGCTGCCCTCTCTCAGTTGGAGCGTGAGCATCTCAAACAGCGACAGCGTGAGGGCATCGAGATCGCTAAGGCGCAGGGAAAGTACATGGGGCGGAAGCCTACCGAAATCGACTGGACGAGGTTCGGTCAGCTTTATGGGGAATGGAAGTCCAAGAGTATCACAGGGTGTGACTTTATGCGGAGAATGGGCTTGTCGGCTAACACTTTCTATCGCCGTGTCAGGGAGTATGAATCGGAGCACGGCATTGCCGAGCCAACCTCTGCTTGACAGCTCCCTCATACGAACGGAAACGCCCCCTGAACTATCAGAGGGCGCTCATTGATTATTTGCCTGGCAGCGAAGCGAGTAAAGGAGATAGCCGTTTGTATATCACTCCTGTTTCCTCACTTGCAAAAGACTTCATAAGAGCATTGTTGACTTGTTGTTTAGTCTTAGATTTGAGGATTGCCTGAATGATAATCTCTTTTTTCTGCTTATACTTCTTTTCCTTAAAGTGCTGATCGAAGAAAGAGCGTACCTGTGCTTCTCTCTTATCTGGCTTAGTTTTCTTTTTAGATGGAGAAGCAGTTTTTTTCTTAGGTGCTGATTCTTTCTTTACCGTTGACTCAGTATTTGAAGTAATGACGGGTGTGTCAGTTGGTGGCATTGTTCTTACTAACTTGATCTCCTCGCCGTTCAGAAACTTCTGCTTTAACTCCTCATTTGAAAAGATATAATTAAAGTCTCCAGTAATAACATCAACCGTAGTGTGATCCTGAGATTCCTGAAATCTTCGAGTATCGCCTGATTGTTCTAACTTTTGATTAAGTGCTTCGATGATTGGATCTCCTGAAGGTAGCTTGCCCTCACCGGAATAAAAATGATCCTGCGTATCAATCGAAAAATCGAAATGAAATTTATTCGTATTGTTCTTATAGTACCAAAGTGAACGGTCACATATTGTTTTGCATAAATATTTAACATCGACAATCATAGCACGCAGCTTAACAATAGAGAATTTAATAAATAAAGTCATACACATTTCTGTACCATCTCCAAGAATCAGACCAAATCCGTCGAGCTGGTTTGCTTCATCCTTGATCTTGTTGCTGTCTATATTCGGAGAACCAGTATGAAGAAAGGTATTTCTGAGATTATATACGATTTCACCACTCAGATACGGATTACCTCTATCGTCTGACATATACTCTCCGAGATACTTATTATACCACTCAATATAGCGCTTTGCAGTAGATGTTTCGTTTGGATATTCTGCTGCACCGCATATATCAGGCAATGCAAGCGACATAGCTAATGCAGAAAAATAGCTTTTATTCTTTAGAGCATTCTCTATATCATTGACATATAGTTCTACCAT